CTCTTACTTTGCGGTCTCGGGTTCACTTCCGATTCGTTGGCTTAGTTCCAGTTTGCGAAGCCTTTCTTCGAGTGTTGGTCTTTCCTCTGGTTGGGCTCGATCCTCGAGGTAAGCGACCACTGTTGGTTTCTCCAACAGTGACGTTACCACTCTGCTGATTGTCAGCTTGACTTTGTTTAGACAAGCTTGCAGATTGTCGAGATCTCGGCGCACGTTGGGTGGTGCGTCCGGGTAACTGGTTGTCACATTTGCCAGCGCGTTTTGTACGCGTTCTGGAAGTTCCTGGATTAGCGCGAGTTTGTTTGGCATCGTTTAATTTGGTAAACGATTCGTCCACGGAGCCGGGCATTACGCCTTCCTCATCAATCGTGTGAGATACACTGCTAGTCTCACTGTCGTAGGTGATCTGCTCCCAGACATCAGTCATCGCGGCAAAACGCCCAATGAGTTTGTTAACTTCTTCTTCGTCAATTCCTGTACGATTGATAAGTATTTGTTTCATCAATTGGACGTCTTGTTGATGCTGTGGCCATGTTCCGTCACAAGTCAACCAGTAGGGTTTCTCTTTATTTCGGCTACGACGACTGTTCCTCACTTCCATTGTGGAAGCTTCAGGGCCGTGTAGTCTAAGCACCATGCGGCAATAATCACTAACAATTGGTGTCAGCGCATCAGTGCAAAGGTAACCTTCGACGCGGTCGCAAGCAGCGTCGGCTAAAGGGATTGTGGGGTCACGGGTGGTCAAGTGTAACTTCTTCAATGTGCGAAGTGGATCCTGCATAGTTGTGTCGGTATTTAGCGGATCTACGAAAACCCGGGAAAGGAAGCACAGACCCATTTCAGGGTTATATCTTTCAACTTTCAATTCAAGTCCATAGCTCTTAGCGGCTCTGTTGATTGACTTCTGGATGATAGATCTTGACAGACCGTCATCACCGCATTTTGGACCTATGAGTTGGAAGATGTCATCCGGCAATCCTTCGGGGTGTTCAAATTTAAGTGCCGTGTATTCAACACAAGCATTGTATTGGGTGTTGTGGGGGGTGGTCGTTGGGCTACCACTCTTAACCCCGACTCCTGGTTCATACCGAAAGCCGAATCGTTTGGCTTTAGCGGGACAATTGATGATTGTGTCCATAAATGATATTATTTCCTCGGTGTACTCTGGTTTAAATGCTTGCACTAATGCTTTCTGGGCAATGTTACGCTGCATCCATCCAGACACACGACCGTCGAGGTTGGAAAAATCGGTTTCAATGACTCCTCCATCACAATCACTTGTGAATTCGCAGACTCCATCAACTATCTCTGTAGGATTTCTTCCAGGGTAGTACCAATGTTTGTTGTGTTCGGCGTGTAGAACTGAATCTGAATAAGCCAGTGTATAGCGTGAAACTCTCAAGATAAAAAGAATGTCGGAAAACCCGGAGATTATTCGACTGGATTTAGTTCCTGCTTCATTCTTATTAAATGATTCGATCAACTCACGAGGCTCGACACCAATGATTTCAAAAACTGCTCGAAGTTGTAATTGTTGTGATGGTTTGTTGAGGCGTTCGATGGTTTCCTCAAAACTCAATGGTACGAGGTTATCAATACCACCATTCATCAATCTGACAAACTCTTCGGCAATCTTGGCGACACTGTCGCTAGGTTTCTTGTCATTGGCGACAAATGTGACGCGACGCTCTATAGACTCAGACATGGTTTCCCATCTCTTAATCATAGGCATCATCATACAATCGCTGATAATCGGTTTAGTATACTGGCGGGCACTCACTTCCGGCACATCGGCGTCACTGGTGACTGGCCAATGGACGCGTGGCATTGTTGGTTTGTAAATCGTGGATACTACAGGGGTAGTTACTTTCTTCCCTGAATAATATTGTACAATGAGTGATGTGTACAATGGATCTTTGTATCCCATACCGATAAGGCGTGCATTAACAGATTGTGTTGCTCCAAGCCCTGAAAGCATGTCGAGTTCTTCTTTCTTAATGGTGACTTGTGCATGTTCTCCTTCTCTGCCCAAGCTGACCATGAGCTGGTTATCATCGCTCACATACTCCAATCTGTTCCATCCAGGTTTGGTTTTATCCTGGTAGGTTATGCGTTTTAAATTCCGGGTGTTGATCTCAGTGTGAATCCACCTAAATTTCCAAACCGTGTATTCTGGTATGGTATAAACTAGCGCACGATCTGGACAGTCAGTCCAGGGACGGCAATGGTGGATCTTATGGTAGCCGACTTGGTGTAACCCAATAAGTGTTAATGGTAAACGTTTAAACCATTGCTTCCATGTCAAACTGACCCTACTGGTGATAAACTCGCCTGCTTCACACCAATCCCAGACCGGATGTTTCCAAGTGGCTCCACCGCTGACTTTATACTCCACAACATTATTAACGATAGTGAAGGGTGAATCAGCATCGAATCCACTAACTTTCTTGGGATTAAAAGTATGCATAACCACAGGTCTCATATGCTCCAAAAGAACATCTGGTTCAGTGACATAGTAGTCGGTGTCAATGCTTATGATAAAAGCATCCTCATCGGGTTGGTCGTTACGGAAGTCTTGGGCAAGGTCGCCAACGGCAAAGTGGAAATGATTCCTTGCTCCCTCAGTTGAGTTGGGGTTCGGGTTTAACTCAAACTTCCTACCTCTAACTGTATCGATGGCCTCGTTGATTAATCTTCGAGCAGCATCTCTAACAGCTCCGGAAATTGCATGGCCGTTTTCTACGGCACGCCTAGGTGTTACGGTACGCAAGCTGTCTAACGGATAAAAGCGGGCTTTTATCGGGGTTTTCGTTTTGTCAATGACAGCTCGTTGCAATGCACGGGTAACTCGGTTTCCTGCACTCTGGGGATACGGCGCGATTGCCGCGTAACCGCAGAACTTGGATATGCAATACGCTAACGCACCGCAGCCAGAAACAATTGCAATACCGCCGAGCAATTCCGTACGGCTGATCTGGTGTTCTCCAAGAATGATTGAAATTTTCATTGTGTAGTT